TATCCAGGCAAAGTTATCTCAACCCGCAAAGAAGAGAATGGCTTGCGTGTTTGGTTGCTTCACAAAGGATAAACATGTCATACGCACAAGTAGAAATGGAAGTAATCAGATGGGGTGAAGCTCGTGGCATTGTCCAGAACAGCAATCCAATGGCTCAAGCTTGGAAAACAAAAGAAGAAGTGCAAGAACTGCTTGATGCAATCTCATCTAATGACAGAGAGGCCATGATCGATGCATACGGCGATATTCTCGTTACCCTTGTGATGGGTTGTGCCACTGCTGATTTGGACCTTGTAGAGTGTTTTGAGCACGCCTATGAGCAGATTAAAGACCGAAAAGGTCATCTGTCACCAGAAGGCATCTTTGTAAAATCTGACATATAATTTTATGGCTGCTGGGGAGCAGTTATCTAGTAAGCCCATTAAGGCAGTCTGCATCGTACTAGCGGTGTCTCCCCACGGTTAAAACCCGAGACTGTCTTAGTGGGCTTTTTTTTGCAAGGAAAATGTTATGTGGAAAAAAGTGCCTTTTGCATCAAGTTATGAAGTATCTTTTGATGGTCAAGTTGCATCATGGAAGCCGTACAGAAATTTTGCTCCAACTCCAACAGAGCGCAGGTTGTTAAAACCAGCTACGGATAAAGACGGATACGCAAGAGTTATCTTGCATATGGACAATGGGAAAAGAAAAGCGTTTAGAGTTTGTAGGCTGATTGCTGAAGTTTGGCATGGTGCTCCAATACCGAAACAAGTGGTTAGACATCTTGATGGAAACAATCAAAACAATAGCGCTTCAAATTTAAAATGGGGAACACCCAAAGAAAACAGCAACGATTCAAAATTGCATAAAACATGGGTGCATGGAAGCAAGGTAAACACTTGCAAATTAAATGAATCACAAGTTATTGAGGCATTAACCACATCAACAAGCCATACCGAGTTGTCTAGAAAATTCAATGTTTCTGTCGGAGCTATTTGGCATATTCGAAACAAAAGGAGTTGGAAACATGTCGGCTCTTGATTATCAAATTTTGGGCAGCCACTACAAGGACAAAGGCATCCAACCCATTGTCTACATTCACGCCAACAATCTAGGTTTTTGTGAAGGCAACGTCATCAAATACGTTACCCGTCACAGAGAGAAGAATGGTGCTGCTGACATCCAGAAAGCAATTCATTACCTTGAACTGCTTCTGGAGCTTGAGTACAAGGACTCTTAACCTGGGAACAATGCCAAGGCTTCATTGGTGTGCTTGATTCGGTCATCCAAACCGATAGTGCCACCATTGATTTTCTTGGTCAGGGCCAAGTTGTTACCAGACTCAGCAATTGCATTTAACTTATGGGTGTCCCAAAACCATCCAGCAGTCAAAGCAGCATACTGAGGGGTAGCAACTAGGTCCGGTTCCATAATGAAGTCCACACCCAAAGCCTTGCCAGCATGGTGGTAGTTTGCAGATCCTGTCAACTGGATGCAACCACGACCACGAAAACGATACCCATCACCAGAAGCCTCGTCCCGATTGCCCATGCGGTTACCGTAAATGCGGTTTGCAATTTTCTTAGGTTGTCTTTCATAAGCGGCAGCTTCTTCTGGTGTAAAGCCCCATGTTCTACGAGTTGTCAGTGGGAACAGCTTTAACAGCGTTGCAGCACGGTAATTGAGGTTCTCTTCCAACAGTCGGAAGTTGGCACTCTCATGACCACATTGACCAATGAATGCAGCCATCTGCCGTGGTGTTCTGATGTTGAATCGCTCAAACGTAGCATTCAAAGGATCAGTCCACTCAGGGCTAATATGCAGTTGCTTGAGTTGTTCACTGGTTAGCATTGATGATATTCCTCATATTGTTGTACGCATCTACACAGGCGTTTAGCTGATTGATTGCCCTGTCACCATCTGCTGCAATCTGTGCTATCAGTTGGAGGGTTTGGCGTTCTGATTCGCTGGGACCAGGATCTGGGTCAGGCGCTCTGTTAGGTTGGCTTGGCGTTTCGTTCCTATCTCCGGTGGCAACGGGGGGATTTGGGGTGGCTTGTACGCAACTTGCGGAGGGGAGCCGCACCCTGCCAGCAGAAATGAGCTTATTAAGATCAGTTTGTTTTTGAGAGACAACATCGTTGGCCTTTCTCAGTTCAGTTTCTTTGTCAGCAATAGCCTTGACCATTGATTGCTCTTTTTCACGAGCTTCTTCATTCTTCTTGGCAATCTCTGCTTGCATCTCAACATCACGATCACCCCAGCCTCGTCCATAACCCCACTTGTAGACCCCAAAGATCACAAGCAGGACCAAGAACACTGCTAGGGCTGTGCGTTGGATGGATGTCATATCGCTTCCTTACGAGCAAGTGCAATCTCTGCACGATCCTCTTCAGGCTCTTGATGCTCAGGTGGAGTTGTTGGAGGTGGTCCAGGTGTCCATGTTTCGTCCAACTCAGGATTCTTGTACCCCATCCAGTTGAAGTTAGGCATTGCAGAACTGGCTTGTGCAATGTAAGGCTGTGGAGCAGGTTGTGGTGCTACGTTGTATGTAGTAGGAGGCGTAGGAGTCGGTGGTGTCATCATCTTGGCAGCACCAGATACAGCACGTTTACCAACAATACCTCCAATTCCACCAACGATTAGCAGAACAATGTCGTTCAGCATCTTGGTGTATGCCTGATCAATCGGAGCCATTGACTTGATCGGCTGTGTGACAAATGTCACAGAGTACAGCAGGGCAGCAACGATACCAGCAAGGATTAACGTGATCATGATGACCACGAAACCCCAGACCCTTACCTCAATTTCTTCACTGCTTAGGTGCTTCATTAGAAGATTTGGTTGCGTCAATTTGTTTCTCCAAGATAGGTGCTACTAGATATTCTGGACAGTCTTGAGTGAACAAGCAACGAGGCTTTTGGCATTCAGGCTTGTGGAAGTTGTCAGGGTTCTGGCAAGCATAGCGATATGTGTTATCACAACCAGCAAGAAAAATGAAAGTAACCAACAATAAGTATTTCATGCACGTACATCCACAATGTGTTGTTGGGCCTTACTTGCTTCGATTAGCTTGACGTTATGCTCTTTTGTTTGTTGAGCATTCAATTGCAAACGCTTCAAGTTCTGTTCATTGATCAGCCGAGAACGCTCTTGCAGTTCTTTCAGGTGCCTTTGATGCATTTCGACTTTCATATGCCTAGATACTCCAGTGCTGCTTCAATGATTCGCTCTGCAATGTAAACAGGCAGGTACTGAAGCAAGTCAAATCCCACCCATATGAAGGCGAGATAGCAACTGATTTTGAGCCACTGGTCAAAACCATCTTTGACTTCTTTCCACTTGTCCACATTAGCCGCACCCAACAGAGGAGCAGTAAGCGATTACCTCAAAAACAAGGTACATGATGATGACAGCGATAACCGTAATCAGCGTGATACCAACGCCCAACTCGATCATTTCCTTGCGTTTCTTGGCAGCATTTGCAGCACGAGCAGCTTCTCTACGCTCTTCTTCCCGGTCTTCTTTGTTCATCTCCATCACACGGACCTGGATCTGATTCCAGACATCCATGTTATTGGTAGAAAAAAACAGATTTTTTAACTCGACCTCAAAATCCTTCTGAGCCTTGATAGCCAATTCAATCTCAATGGCTTTACCCATGTTGGAACCACCGGACCTCTTGGCCTCTCTAGCTGCTTTGGTGGCAGTATGTTTGGCATCAAAATACTTGCCGATCAAAGGACCAAGACTTGCTACGTTATCAACTGTTGCTGATGCTTTCTTAATCATGTTAACGGCAGTATTCACTGCGGCTAACGCTGTCACTGGATCCAACATTACATCCCCCTTAATACTACTAGGGCGACCTGAAGAAGCCACCACACCACAACAATACCAATGGCAAATTTAATTCTCATAAAAATGCCCAAATGAAGATACGGATGCAATAGAGAATGAACCCTATAAGAACTGCTGCTCCAAGAATGGCAACAGCAAGATCTTTCATTGCACACCGTACTGAGGCAGCATTCCAATACCGTAGTTTGCCAATGGATCGGTGGTAATCCTGTTCAGCAAGCCTGGAACTTGTTGCTGAGTGTTTGGCAGCATCCTACTTTGGAATGGTGAACTTGTAATTGCTGACCTAACCAATGGACGACCAGCAACAGTTGCCAACAAAGCAGGGTTACTGGCACTAGCAGCAGCAACACCAGCAGCACCAACATCAAGTGGGCTGATAACCGGAACACTACCAACCCTTGCTACGTTTTGGAAAGCATTTGGGAAGGCAGCAGCAGCATTGGATAGAGCTTGTAACTCAGAAGGAACAATCCTGCCAGCAGCAGCACGTTGACCCAACTTAGCACCAGATACGTCACCAGTAGCTGCATTCAATGATTTCTCAATGGTGTAGCTCTTAGCAATGTCCTGACGAGCTTGCTTGAAGTTCTTCATGACATCTGGTTGGTTGAAGTTTTGCAGGTTACGTTCTGCGAGATCTTCAAGTTGTTGAGAAGCAAACTTTTGCGCTCTTCCCAAGCTTATGCTTCTTGCATCGCCAGATGATAAGTTTGTTTCAGCATCACCTCGCAACCTTTTGATTTGCTCAACCAAACCATCGCCATCAAACCTAAGCTGTTTTAGGCCATTTAAGATATTGATCTCAGCACGAACATCAGTAGTGCTGCCAATCTTCTGCAATTCAGCTATACGCTTGTTGACATCGCCAATGAATTGACGGTCTGTGTAATAGGCAGGATTTGCTCTCAAAGCATCGTATGCCTGACCTTTAACATTGCGGTATTCATTCAAAACTTGAGGAGTAATCGGTGTATCAGGAGCAAGTCCCAAGGACTTACGAGCCTGAGCATTGATGACTTCCTGATTCTTGATGGATGCAACCTGACTTGTCTGTTGTTTGCCAGAAAAACCCTCAAGCAAACGATTCAAGATCGTAGGATTGACCTGTGAAGGAGGCAGTGTTGCACCTTGCTGGATAGCCTGTTGAGCAACTTGTTGTTGTTGCGTCAAAGGAGCTACCTGACGAGGTGTTGTAACAGCACCTACAGCAGCAACAGGAGCAGACAACAAAGCACCAGCAGCAGCTTCATTAGCCAACTGAGCAGGATTGATAGTCCCTGTGTTTGCCAACTGAGCAGCACCAGAAGTAATAGCACCAGCAGTACCAGCAGTGCCTATATTTTGAGCAGCAGCAACAGTACGAGGAGCAGCTTGAGCAACAGCCCTAGGTGTAGCAGAAGCCAATGTACGCTGAATGCCACCAGGAAGGGCTAGGTTGAGTGGATCAAGCATGGCAGTACCAAGACTACCAACAAGCAGTCCAGGACGATCCTGAGCCGTTCTAGCAACTCCAGTAAGGATGTCACTAATTGACTGAGTAGGAGCAGCAGGAGCAGGTGGAGTACGGGTTCTTCCCAAGTACTCGTCTGAGAAGCCAAGACTACCCAAGACATTCTGAATGCCTGTGTTGATCAAATTACCAGCACCCATTGCCAGTTGACCAGTGGTGGTTTGACCACGCAACACATCCATAGGGTTAAAACTTGCACGAACGTCTTGCAAGAACTGGCTAGGAGGTTGATTGGCTTGCTCTCTTACGCTGTCAACAATGTTGGTGACGTTAGGAGTCTGACGGGTTTGGGTTTGCTTTGGAGCAGGAGCAGCAGAAAACGGAACAAAGTCATCAGTTGCCTGTTGAGCAGGTGCTGGTGCTTGAGTAGCTTGTCTTGTCTGCTGAGGTGCTTGTTCAAATGGAACAAAATCATCGTCTGTGGTTTTAGACATAAAGTTTTGAACCTTCTTCACATAGTTTTGGGTTTCTTTGAATGGTGGAACACCACCATATCTTTCGACATTACCAGGACCAGCGTTGTAGGCAGCAAGAACCAACTCAGGAGAGTTGAATCGTTGGCTGAGTTGACCAAGATACTTCACGCCACCACGGATGTTGTCTGCCCAATCCATGCGATTAACGCCAAGTTCTTTGGCTGTATTTGCCATCAACTGCATTGGGCCGAAAGCAGTGTCTCCTGATCGTGTTTTAGGACCACGAGCATCAAACCTGCCACCAGACTCAGCTTCAATAACGCCTTGCACCAAAGACAGAGGAACCCCTTGGCGCTCTGCCTCTTGAGCAGCGAATGCAAAGATTTCGTCTTTAGTTGCCATTACTGACCTACTACGAAAATAGAACCATCGGGCTTCCTGATCTGGACTGCACCAGTTGACTTGCTACGACCTGCTGTAAAACCTGCTGGCATTACTGGAGCAGTGCCTGGAGCAGCACCAGAACGCTGCCAAGATTGAACTTGCTCAGTCAAGAACTGATTGACCTTTGGATGGTTGTAGATCCTTGGGTTGTCAGGAGAGTTAGCCCATGCAGTAAACACATTCTTTGGATCACCAGTGTAGTTATCCAAGAATCGTTGACGAGCTTCGTCTTTAGCAGCAGAAGCAATCTCAAGAGCAGACAAGTACTTGGTAACAAACTTAGGATCTGACACACCAGTGGTGGCTCTATCAACAATACCGCCTTCAAATGCGTTAGCGTTACCCTTAATGCTCTCCAAGCCCTTAAGAACGCCCTCAGAGCGAGTTTTGTTGAACATATTAACGTTGCCAACAAAAGAATCAAACTTGTCACCAACACCTGGAATCGCACGAATGTACGATGCAGCACTCGACAAAAACTCAGTTGCCTTGTTGGGGTCAAGTTGTTCGGCAGCGTTGTACAAGAACTCAGCAGAACGTGTACGGTCACCGACAGTCATTGCCTTATCCAAAGAGGTCTTGGTGAACTCGTTGTATCGCTCAGAAGCAGCACGATTGATTGCTTCTTGCTGAGGAGAGATCTTAGAAACTGCACCAGCAGGACCAACTTGAGGAGTTGTAGGCTGACCAGCACCTTGACTAGTTGGCTGATTAAGCAATGAAGATCGAGGAACAAAATAAGTCCTGCCATCAGCCCCAATGACTTGTTCAACTTGCCCTTGTGCCTGACCAACTGCCCTAGCACCTTCAATTGTGCTAACTGCTTGTGCTGCACCTGGAATAGCCATTTGCTGAATAGATCCATCAGGATTTACGCCAAGCATCGTGTTTGCAGAAGTTTCTGGCGCTCTTGTCAGAATTTGCGACAGCATATAGTTCTGCACAGGGTTGGCAGAATACATACCTGTCTGCGGATTAAATTGGCTTTGAATGCCATCCTTGGTGGTTGGCAAGGAGCCAACAACCCTTCCACTTGCATCGACTCGCAAATCACCTTGGAATTTAGGCTGCAATGCGGTCAAAGTTTCTCGGATTTGAGGTTGAGCAGGATTGCCAGCCAAACGCAAAGAATCAGTTAAAGCCCTTTGGAAATCAATTGGCGCATTCAAAATGTTTTGCTGATTCTGAGCGGCACTAATTGTTGGTCCTCTACCCTCTTGCCCTAAAGCACGTTGACCTGCTTGCATTGGTGTTGGTGCGTATTGCTCTAGAAAACTAGAGACTTCAGCACGTTGACGCTTTTTCTCTTGTGCCTCTGTAATAGCTCTTTGAGCAGTGCTGTATTGCTCAGGAACACTCAGAGCAGAACGCAGACCCATTGCAGGATCATTGCTCAACAAGGAGCCAAGCAAGAACTGAGTAGTAGCTTGCTTTTGAAGATCTGCCCTTTCCTGTTCTCCAAGACCAGTAAGAGCAGCGTTTGACAATAAGCCAAAATTGATAGGCATAAAAACTCCTTACAAGCCGAGAACACCAAGCAAACCTTGGCGTGAAGTAGATTGCTGCTGCATACCAGAACCACCACCAACATTGAGGCCCAATGCTTGGTTGATGATCTGTTGCTGCTCCAGTGGCAGATTGCGGATTGCATCCAACTGTTGTTGTGAGAACTGCTGTTGAATAGCACCGATATTTGCCAAGTTCTGAGCACCAGCAAAGCCCATCTGTTGACCTTGACCAGCAATGTTTGCAAGTTGACCAGAAGCACCTAAACGCTGTTGGTTTGCAGACAGACCAGCTTGTTGGTTAGCCAAGTTAGCTTGCAAGAAGTTAGCAGCATTGGTCAAGCCAGCTTGTTGCGTCAAACCCGCTTGTTGAGCAGCACGGGCATTGATAGCTGCTTGGTTAGCCAAACCTGCTTGGTTGAAAGCAGAAGCACCAAACTGAGCAGCTTGGTTCTGAGCAGCCAAGTTAGCCAGAGCCATTGCTTGCTGATTACCAGCATTGAATTGACCCATCTGATTCATGGCAGCAGCATTAGCCAAAGCAGCTTGGTTAGCAGCAGCACTACCGAATTGACCTGCTTGGTTCAAAGCTTGCTGATTAGACAATCCAGCTTGTTGCAAGTTACCAGCATTGAACTGAGCCATCTGGTTAGCAGCAGCAGCGTTAGCCAAGGCAGCTTGTTGAGCATTCTGTGTGTTCAACTGACCAACATTCAAGTCAACGCTTTGGTTGGCAAGAGCAGCCCTCAAAGCGGCATCCTGGTTGGCTTGTGATGCAGCCAAACCAGTAGACTGATTAGCCAAACGAGCTTGTTGCTCAAGTTGAGCATTTGTAAGGCCAAACTGAGTATCTACACCTTGATTGGCAAGAGCAGCACGTAAAGCAGCATCTTGGTTAGCAAGACCAAACTGACCAGCCAACTGCAAAGCTTGTTGAGTAGTAGCAGCATCTTGGGCTTGGTTAAGCTGTTGAGCTTGCATTGCACGAGCAAGATCAGCCTCAGAAGCTTGTTGGGCAGCTTGAAAGGCGGCAGCATTTTGTTGTGCAACCAAACGAGCAGCATTCTCACCAAAAGCACGGTTAGTTTCGGCTTCAGCAACACCCTGACGAGATCCGCCAAAAGCCCTTGCAGCAGTGGCTTGTGCAGCAGTTTGCTGTTGTTGCAACTGTCGTGAACGCTCCAAATCCCTCAAGCTTTGCTCAGTAACAGCCTGAGTAAATGGATTCATGTACTGCTGAATGTTCTGGTTCAGGAAGGATTGAGCCTGAATATCACGAACATTCTGACGAGCCTGTGGAGCAATCTGTCCCAAAGCCTCAGAAGCCACTTGAGCACCACTGACACCAGCAGCAGCAACATCACGAACACCTAAACGATTGGCTTGAGCAGCAGCAATTCTTTCAGCTTCAATCTGTTGAGCAGCAACATCACGAATGTCACCTCTAGCCAAAGCAGCAGCTTGTGCACGTTCTGCTGGACCAGCAGTTTGACCACCAAACTGAGCAGCCTGATAGCCTTGAGCAGCAGCAGTAGCAGCAGGACCAGCAGAGGCAAACTGACCAGTTGCAGCGTTATAGCCTTGTTGAGCAGCCAAAGCAGCAGGATCTACTGTTGCACCAGCATAATTTTGTGCAACTACGTTTTGCGGACGATACAAGCCAGCAGTTGTTGCCAAATTAGCAGAAGTATTAAGTTGACGCATTTGCTGACTATTTGGATCAGCAAATTGACGGTAGATGTTGGCTGCTGTTGCTTGATCTTGGTTGAAATCAGCAAACTGTCGGGCTTGCAATCCTTCAGCGACACCTGTTGCTCGGGTTACGTTTCCAAGAAACGCATCACGCATTGCAGGATCAAGCTGCTGCGTACTTTGGCTGCTACCACCAGACATAATTACACCTCCGTTGAAAGCCAATAATGTGTTGGCTTCATGTTGAATTTAGTGACAAAAGTTCTTGACCAGCCTTTACGCCCTGTTAAGGTGATCTTGCGGCATCCCATGTATTCAGCGAACTTCTGAATATGGGGGGTTAGCGTTTCTAGTTCCTCTAGATTGCCACCAGCCAAAAAAATGTGCAACACCTTCATCCTTGGAAAGTTTTGCACTTGCGTCACTACAGCACTGTTATTAGTAGGCCATAGCTGCATTGAACCATCTGAGATGCAATCTGCTACATCTTGAATGTTATAGGTGTTATCGTATTCTAAGGCAGGTTCAAGTATTTTCTCTACTTTTTGGAAAAGCACAGCCCATAGTGGTAGTTCACCATTGAGCTTGTACTTCTCATAATCCATCAGCGCATACTTCCAGGCTTGCCATCAAAACGAATAACACCTACTCGCCAATCAGTTAGATCAACACCCTCAATCTTTACAGCCACTTGTCGTCCAGTAACACGTACAGATGTTGGTGAACTCATTGAATATGGTCCGTGGTTATATTCCACAGAATTGGGGTAAAACTTGGTGCTTAGACGGGCTTGGACATTGCCAACAGTCTTTTCATCAGGAATAAGTCCAGTAAGACTCATCAATCTGTCACCAGCACCCAATTCAACAGGACCAGACTCAGCAAAGACACTCTGTGAGTCGTAGTTAAACCCTACCTCATGCTCATACAGATAACCGTCTGTAGACATCATCAGTGGGTTTGAGAAGATTCCACGATCAGTACCGCAAGTACGAGCCAAAGTACCGATAGCCCAATGGGTTTCACGGTAGTTGTAGGACACGTAAGAGTCCACCTCGTTTGAACCAGCACTTGGGTAGAACCACCAGATCTCACCAAAAGATGAGTTATGAACGCAGTAAACCTTGGAAGATTGAGTGTGATTTAGGTTGGTAAACACATAATCACCAACATCAGAAGGCAAAGGCTTTACAAAACCATCATAAATCCAGAAACCTGAACCAGACATCCAAATACAGGCATTATCAGTAGCAGCAACAGCTTGCTTTGAAATAACACCACAGCCTGTACCAACACGCTCAAAACTATAAATAAATGGTGGCCCAATGTATGTTGCTGTATGGACATCAATGTCTGTAAACAAGATGGTTGAACCACGAACCCTTTTGGCACACATCAAGGAGCCAATGGTGGTCAACTCAAAGTCACCAGCTTGGTTTGTTGCGGCAGGAGTCCAAATGGTGTTGTTTTCTTGATCACACCAAGCAACTTTACGAGGATTGCCACTTGCACCCAAAGCAAAGATAAATCGCTCTTGGGTAACAATCAGACCTGTACAGCTTGTTGGGGCATTGGTAATAGGAGCAGCATCAGTACTCGTATTCAACTGCCACTCAAGCAATCGTCCATCCTTTGAAGAACAAGCAACCAGATATTGACCAAATGTATCCATGCTCCAGGTAGTGGCAGGAGTGTATTGACCAAGATCAGGACGAGCTACACCGTAAGCATAGTTGCCGTATGTACCGTATCCATAACCAATCTTGAGTACAGCATTGGCATCACCAGCAACCAAATCGTTAGGGGAAATGTCAAAAACAGATCCACCTTCGTTCATTGCATAAAGGTGTGTATGTGTACCAATTGCGATACGTCTATTGTTGGAGTTATCACGCCAGTTAAGCAGACCACGAGCAGATCCACTTAGCTGAGTCGTAGAACGCTTTCTCCAGCCACCAACAGGCCTTAGAGTACCCTCGTACCACCGAACCAGATTGGAGTCGTTCCAGCGTCCTTTAGATTGGTATTCAGTACCGTTCTTGTAGACACCTGGAGGTATTTGAAGTGGGATGTAGGCCATGATGTTTTATTGGGTTGGCAGGTTAGACACAAACGTCATGGTAGCAATTGCTGATGGCACTGCTGGTCTTGTTGGGCTTGTGCTAGTTGGGAACTGCTCCAAGCTTACATCAGTGCTGGTTGTTAGCCACATGATTTCAACATAGTCGTTGTCTACCATGCTCACAAAAAAATTCATGGCTGCAACCAAGTGGCTGGGATCTCCAGATGACTTTCTAGCTGGGATGTGGAATCGGCTGTTGCTGTTGTCAATGTTGACATTGTTCTTTTTGAACCAAATATCAATATCCTGTCCATCATTGCCAGCGTTTTTGAACTGGAAAGAAAACTGCAAGTTCCAGATACCAGAATCAGCCACAGTAATCCTACTGTTGCTCACCATCGTTACACCATTAGAAAAGTCTGTAGTGTTGAACGTCACAGCATAAGCTGTTGTAGTGTTGGCAGCAGTTTGATCTGTAGAGTCCTGAAAAGCCCCATGAGGTGTATTAAGGAACTTACTTCCTCTAGGACCAATCACGGAGCCAATAATGTTGACCAGCTTGGTAAAAAACAACCTCAAAACTGCATTATTTTGATTCTGCACATTCTGAGAATAGACAGGGCCTGACAAGCCTAAAGAAGGCAAGGCGGGGTTGTCTAGTTGTTGTTTTTTGTTAGCCATTACTTTTTAATCAAGCTTTGCCATACAGCACCAGCAGCCACCACCAAACCACCAATCCAAAGAATAGGCTTGGCAGCAGAAGCAACCCAACCTAAAACTTTGACAGCACCTTGCATGGCATCTATAGCCTCTACAAGACCTTTTGTGTTGGCATCAATTCGATCAACCTTGCTCTCAACAGCAACTAGTCGATCATATATTTGCTCATGACTTACATCGCTCATGGTGTTTCAGGCCAGTTAACAGTCCAGGGGAAACCTTGTTGACCAGTAATGTCACGCAAGGCTTGACGATATGTAGCCCAGGCAGCTTGATCCACTGGAGCATCAGCAACCTGTGTCCAATCAGACTTTGCCAGCTTTGAGTTGCGGACATCGCGCACCTCTTGCCGTTTGTCTAAGTCTTTCTTTGCGTTGAAGGCGACAAGTTCCTCGGCTGTGTACTTGTCAGACTGCACCCATGTCTGGGTCCAAATGCCATCGACCAATACTGGCTGGCTTTGTGTGATGATTTTCAACTCGTCTTCGGCAGGCTGGCTTGATGGCTGCACACGCACATACCCATCTGGAAGTGCTGCGACAAAGTTTGTCGGAAATGATGTATTTGGAAAACGCATTTTGATTGCGCTTTCTGTCAGCGGATACTCTGCCACTTGATTGTTTTCGATTCTTGCAAACATGATTTACTCCTGATTATTTGCCTGCCATGCTGGGGAAGGTGCGAGTACCGGGCCAGATGATGCGAATTGCGCCTTGACCGCCAGCAGAGCCAGTTCCATTAGTACTGTCATTTCCACCAGCACCACCGCCATAAGCCGCCCCAACTGGGGTGTTTCCATTAAATTTTGCTCCAGAGCCTGCTCCGCCTGCCGCTGCGGCTGCATTGCCTCCAGCGCCATTTATTCCGGGATAAAGACCTACCCCGCCACCGCCACCAGAGACAGCTGTGCCGCGAGAACCACCACCACCACCGCCGCCAGCGCCTGCGCCTGCTGCGTTTGTGGATGTACCAGAACCATTTCCGCCATTGCCAGAGTAACCTCCACCGCCGCCCCCGCCTCCGGCATAGGTGGAGTCAGACGATCCTTGATTGCCACCGTTTCCGCCGCCTATGGAGCCGCTAACGGTCGATCCAGTTCCGCCGGTTCCGCTTCCAAGTCCACCTTGCGCGTAAACAGACGCATTTGCAATTGATGTTCCATCAAACCATGTGTTACCGCCGTTGCCGCCCTGTCCGCCCCCCGTTCCGGCAGTACCGCCAGCACCGACAGTCAGGTTAATTGTTGCTCCCGGCGTAACAGCAAGATTGTTGTAGTAACGAACGCCGCCGCCGCCTCCAGAAACAGCAGCATTATCGGTTCTCTGGCTTCCACCACCGCCACCAATACAAACAACAGAAACAGAAGTCACTCCTGATGGAACTGTCCAAGTGCCAGAGCCGGTTGTTGTAATGCTTGCCTCATTTGTGTTTTCAGAAGTACTGGATGGGTACTTGTTTGCACCGATGACAATACGCACACACCCCGGTGCGCCGGGTTGACCGTTAGAGTTGCCATAAACGTCATCACCATAGCCACCGCCGCCACCACCACCAAACATAGCAGTGCTATCTGGCCCGTTGTTTGTTGTAAATTGCGAACCATTCGCGCCAGTTGTTCCACCAGAACCTCCACCGCCTCCTTGCGGATAACTTACGGCCTCGACGCCACCAGCACCGCCAGAGCCTGACGAGCCTGAGCCGTATGGGTTTACTCCACCGCCTTGTCCGCCATTACCATATCTAAGGTCAGTTGGCATTCCTCCAGAAGCGCCTGCACCGCCACCACCGCCAGCACCGCCAGAGCCTGACGAGCCGACAGATCCATTGGTTCCATTTGAATTGCCGCCTGCACCACCATCACCTGAGTAACCGCCAGCGCCTCCACCCCCGCCGCCTCCTTCTCTGCCAGATACTGGAGCGCCTCCACTGCCGCCATTGCCGCCAGAATACGATCCTTTACTGCCACCTGCGCCACCAGTTCCGCTGCTCGAATTATTTCGGCCTCCAGCCCCGCCGCCTGCGCGTAGTAAATCTGTGGCTGATCTCTTTATGTATGAATCACCACCGCTAATTGTTTGCAGCCCACCTGCACCAACACCAATGGTTAGCGTTTCTCCAGGGGTAACAGAAATGGTTGCATACGTTAGAGCGCCACCACCCCCGCCACCACCACCCCAATCTGCAATCGAATCGCCGCTTGCACCGCCACCTCCGCCACCAATACAAAGGGCGCTAATCTGCGTAACGCCAGATGGAACCACCCAAGAAAATTCATCTGTTATTTGGAATGACCCGCCAGCTTGGGCTTGATCTCCTTGCCGTCCCGGCGCGTAAAGCGCAGGCAGTCCATCGAGTGGAGATCCAGTTTCACCAGAAGTATTTGAACTAAACATCAGTTACCTCACACGGTGTAATTCTGACCAGCAACACTGCCAAGCCAGTTAGAACCATCAATGGCTGTGAAAATGAATTTGTCAACTCGGTTTGCAGTGGCGGTCAGCGTTGGCGCAGTTGCGCTAGGCCAATCAACAGACGCAGGCCATGTGACTGTGCGTGAACCTGTTCCATCTTGTTTCTGGATCAAGATAAACGAACGACCAGCCACTGGCGTTGGGAAGGTATATGTGCAGTTGCCTGTCAATGTAAGATACTGAACAGAGCCATTCGCAAGATCAATGGTGTATGCAGTTCCAGTGTTGGCAGTCACAGTTTCTTCTGTGTATCCGTTGGTGAACGTGCCGTTTTCAATAGTTTTGTTAGTGAGAGTCTGTGTGGCAGTTGTTCCAACCACGCCAGTCAGAGTGTTGTCAGCAAACGTAATCGTCTTGTTGGTAAGGGTTTGTGATCCATTGAGTGTGACATCACCAACACCAGCACCAATCGCTGTACGGTAATCTGATGCACCCAAAGATGAAACAGTGTTATCTGCGTTGAACCGTGGGAAAGTAACTGCACCAGGGTTTGACACAGTAAACAGATTCGCACCAAGAGTGGTAGCACCAAGGTTTGTACGTGCTGCTGATGCTGTTGATGCACCAGTACCACCCTTGTTCAGTTTCAGTACTGGACCGGAATCAAACAAAGCATCAATCGCGTCTAGATCATCATTGATCTTGCCGCCCCAAGTGTCAGTAGATGCACCAACTTCAGGCTTAACTAAGTTTAGATTGGTGGTGTTTGTATCAGCCATGTTTACCCCTAAGAGACATTAGTCCAACTTGTTGAATTGTCTTGAATCACAGTCCATGATTCAGACACATCAACCTCTGTTTCCCATTTCTTTCTAGCATTGATTACAACACTAGAAACATCAATCATTATTACTTCGCCTGGACGTTTGCGATTGTATTGAATGCTCAAGTTGCTTTCGCTAACTATGACAACATTACCAACAGCATCCAAGCCACCAGCAACTGTCATTTCTGAGTTACTGGCAATCGAAATCGATGAAGTAGAAATCCTTACCGCATCTACGGAGACTGAGCTAGTTGAGGAAATCTCAAACTGAGCATCTTTTATCTTGTCTCCAGTGATGGTTACGGTAGATGTTGCCTCTATTGCAAGCGCACCTGAGTACGCTCCAATGGAGTAACGACCTATGCCGTAATCACCACGCCCGTAAGCAGCCATATCAGCTCAATGTGATAGACAGGCTGTTTGCAGGAATGCGGAAGATATCTCCGTCATTAATTGCCTTAGCAGTGGTCAATGGAGCCCATGCAATCATGTTGCCACCAGTAGAAGCATCAAAGATTGCTGCCCAACCAATTGTTCCCCAATTACCACCAGAAGCAGCATCAAATTCAATAGCTGCGGCATTGGTAAAGGTTGTTGCTGTACCACTACCGGAAATCGTTCCTGTGGCTTTACGAGCATATCCACTACCAGACACCTCAGTGCCACCACCTGTGTCGCTAGGTGCAGCAGTAAACAAACCCACAAACCAAGCAGTTGGACGAGTTGCTGACGATGTTGTAAACAACCAAGTCAGAGCAAGGTTCTCTGTGTAATTTGTAAAAGATGACATTTATTACCCCAATGATCGGGCACGGACAATAGGAGTTGAAGAAACAGAAGCCCTTTGATCTGCTACTTCAATGTCGCCCAATGAGTTGGCATATAACTGCCCCCAAATAGCAACACGTTCATCGTCTTTTAGGTACGGCGTAGCTTCTAACAAAGCTCCGTACAAGTACAAGTCTGGGGCGTAAAGCAATAGCCAGTTGCTTGTGTTTGAATCACTCAGCGCAGGAATCTTAGCATAATACGTAAGCTCTGCGGAGTATGTTGTGTCTGGGGAAGGAATGAACTCTAGCTGGCTACCAGTGATTGTGTAATACAGTGGTTGCCCAGCAGCCATAAAGCTTGTGGCTTTGAGTTCGTCACCGTAAGCTTCAGTGACAAACTTCAGTCGAACAATAGGATCTGTGTTCAGTTGAAACTCTTTGGCTTGCAACCAATCAGAAGGATATGCAAAGAAGGACGTTTCGATTTGTCCTTCTGCACGTTTGATCATTTGACGCAGACGCAGTTTACGGTTGAACTTAGCCTCAGCAAGAGCAATAAAACCAGGAATGACTGATGTCAGATCACTCCGGTTTAGATAATCCGCTACGGTTGATTTCAACTCTGCGTATGTGTCAAGTGCCATTTTCTACATCCCTACACGCTATTGTGTGTTCATGCTTGAATTCAAACGAACCAATGTGATGTACCTCTTTTGAGAGATCTTGGTCGATATATGTTTTTGTGCCGTTCTCAGCGGCTCTGCGACAAAACCAGACATCTTCGCCCATGTAGTCTTGTGCATTTGGAACCCAAGGGATAGCAAACCAAGGATATTCCATTGTCTTGTAGACCTCGGCTTTGACGAGCATTACACCCATACCGCAGTAATCTACATCAACCAATCCGGTTGAATGGTCTTCAGTATATACCCTCTGAATGACTTTGGCATCCTCATCTTCCGTATTTTTCCTTACCGCAATAGGTTCAGTAGGAAATCTACGCTTTGCATAGTTAGCGCAAACAATGCCTGTATCGTGCTTCAACAGACGGATGATGGTGTCCTTGGGAAACCGCATATCGCTGTCAAGCCACAGCGTATGAGTACAACCAGCTTCAATGGCTGATTTAGCCAAATCCTGACGTTGTGCTGACAACAAAGTGCCAGAGCTTGTGTACAAAACTACCTTGTGGTGAGATGTACCCACCGTAAAACCAACCAAACGTGCCAGATCATAGGCAAATCCAGCGTTAACAAAGTCCCGTGTTGGGATTAAAACCCCAATGGTCTTACTGTCCATTAAACTTCTCCAGGTCGTGTGCGAAATGCTCGGTTGTCAGGGTCGTTGAGCCAGCGCTTCATATAAGCTTGGTCATCAAGTTTGCCTTCTGCTTTCATTTGATAGTAAAGAGCCATAGGGATGGATGCAACGTGGTGCAGATCTCCATTCCAATTTGCTTTCTCATCAAACGAATTAAATTTCTGTTTGTTGTCAGCAACGATATTCGACACATCGATGATTGTCTCAATCACCGCTTCATCTGTAGCATCGTCATAGTGCCACAGCTTTTTTGTTCCCATGATGGGATCAAAGTCAAAGATTTTGGTTGTCATGATCGTAGTGGATAAAAAAAGGGTGGGTATTTAGCCCACCCTTTTTGATTAGGACTGAATTGTGCTATTCAGGTCATAGATAGCGCCGTGGGCCTTCTCGTTCTTAACCTTCAAGCCCCACTCAACCAACAGCATGCGCTTCTCAGCGTCACCTGTCTTGGCGAGTTCGACTGTCTGGAAAGGACGCAGGAAGGCAACGCTTGCGTATTCAGGATCAAGCACAAACACGTCACGCTCACGCTGGAAGCGGTTAGCAACAATGCTCACGTTACCAAAGTCGGAAACGTAGATGTCAGCAGCACCGATGATGGTCGATGGCTTAGGACCTTGCACGTTGAAACGCTGACCAGCAATGCCAGCCATCTTAGACAGGTTCTGCTTGTTGACAGGACCAGCCATAACGATGGAAGGAGAGCCGCCTTGTGTCCAGACCTTCTGGATAACGTCCTTCAACAACACTTCGCTGAACGAACGCAGGTCGCCAGCAGTGGCATCTGTACGGTCATCAGTGGGGATGGTTGTGTAAGAAGGATCGCCACCGCCTGTACCCTCGTTGGTGTTGGTCTTCAAGAAAGCCAACAACGCACCAGTTTTACGGGCTGTGGAATTGTCGCCAGCAGCAGCGGCTTGGTTAGCCAACATTGTGGCTTCCATGTCACGCTTGATCTCGGCAGACTTCTTAGCCATTTGATAGCTCAGTTCGCTACGGCGACCAGCTTTGTCAACGGCTTCCAAAGTGCCAGCGATGATCACGTCCTTGCGGCTGATCTGGGTGTAGTTGCCCAAACGAACTGTAGGAGTTGCGGCTGTGAAGGTGGTGATGTCGTCGCCTTCGATCTGAGCGTTAGTAGTAACCGCAGATGCGAGGTCGTCCGTTTGCCACTCAAAGAAAGTATTGGTAACGTTTTCACGACCAATGTTGCTCATGAATGGTGTCTCTTCTGGCGAGATCTGGTAGATCACGTTGGAGAGGTCTTCCCGAATGCCTTTAGCGTCATATCGGGTATAGGTGTTGGTAATTGCTGCCATGATAAATCCTCAGATAAACTTTTCAAAAAGGGATGCGGCATCTCTGACGCTTCCGGTCTGTGCAAGACGTTTTTTTGCGTTATTAATATCACCAGACTTGGAACTCACGCTACCTGCTGAACCTGGAGTTGCCATACGTGGTGCTTTTTTAATCTTCGCCTGGAGTTCTGGACGTTTACTCATCATCTGGTCATACTTCCACGCCTTATGGAGTGCAAGCAATGCCCGTGAATCAGTAATGCCGTTCAGTTCCTGCTCGGAAAAGCCCATGCTCTGACCGTATTCCAACAAAGCCTTTCCTTCTGCTTTTGCTTTCTCAGGAGAACTCCACTCTGGAATTTTCTTCTTCAAAGCTGCGGCTTCTTCAGCCAAAACAGATTGGATTTGCTTTTGTGCTTCAGCTTGTTGCAATTGTTGTAACCGCATCTGCTCGGCTTGAATCGCATATTTTTGCTGCTGACGGCGCTGATGTGATGTCCATTGACGGGCATATTCAGTCGGGTCTTCAACTTCTAAGCGATTCCAATCGGGCTCTGGTGGTTCAAACTCCTGCAATTTTTGCTGTAATTGCCCCAATATCTGAGCATATTGCTCACGCTCTCCACGTACTTGCTGAAACTCAGACTCCACAAGTTTGCGCTCTTCTGCTAGTTTCTGCGTTTTCCGTGTGTAGTCAGCTTCACGTTGATAGCCTCGGATCAGCTCTTCCTTTGGGACTTCGATTTCTTTGCCATCAACTTTGACAACAAACTTCTCGTCCTTGGGGGCTGGTTCTTCGACTTCTTCGTCTTCGCCTTCTACTTCCTCGGAGGGTTCTTCTGCTTCATCTTGCGGCTCCGCAGATTCCACCTCTTCAGACTCAGATTCGGATTGCTCCTCCTCCGGTTGCACCTCTGCACCAGTGTCAACACCCTCTTGAGTGTCTAGCATGGATGCAAAGCTCTGTGCTGCTTGGTTTACTGTAATCGAACCGACTGCTTGTGCGTTATCGGACATATTTACCTCTTAAATGATTTATGGATTCTTACGGGGACGACCACGAGTTCTTGCTAAAGCCACTTCTGCCATTTTTCCCGTATCCATGACAGAGCGCAGCTTAGATCGCAGAATATCTACCGTGGTCAGGAGCAAATACGCTTGCTCTCTGATAGGACCCTCCATTAACTTGGAGGCCCGAATCTCACGGTAACAATCATCCTCAATCTTTTTCAGCATTTCTACCAGAAGTTCGTCCTCTAGTAGAAGTTTTGCTCTGTCACCTCTTGCGAGGTTAAT